TTCTTTTTCCAGATTTAGCTACTTTTATTAATGGCAAATGGGTTATTATAGACGGGTTTCATCGAATGGAGTCACTGAAAAGAAAAGGCAAAAAATACATATCAATCATTGATATGTCACACCTTTTGATTGAAGATCGAATGAAGCTAACCGTACTTATGAATCGAATAAAAGGAATGCACATGGTTGAGCGTATGAGTAATTTAGTTGTTTCGCTTAACTCTGGCTTGTCCGATATAGACATCTGTAACTCACTTGGTATGGAGGCTGAGGAGTTTATACGCCTAAAACAGCAGTTAGGCGTGGCGCATAGTTACCGAAATCACCCCTACTCCAAATCATGGGACGTAAAATAATCTGCCTGAAAATCATTCAGTTACAAGAATTATGCAAAATAAATTTGCATAATTAAATCAGGTAATATACATTTGCTTCATCAAACTAACAACCTAACGACAATGATAACAGCTAAACTCATCTCACAGACCGGCCAGACATTGGCGCATATCACATACAGTGGCATGGCCATAACAGCCGAAATTGTTTCGTCAGCAAAACAAGCCCTTGAGTTGCAGATTGGCCGAAAAAGACATCCGGTCAATGAGTTTTTTAAAATTGAAAGTCACGCAAAAACGGCGGCTGATCTCGATAGGGAAGAAATTCATGTTTGCTAACTTATGCCCACAACCGCCACAATATGCCAAAACTGCGCTTTCTTTCAACCCATCCGCAAGCGTACCATTTATTCACCGCAGCACTACCGGTGCGGCAAACACGGTATTGTAATGGACACGCCAACGTTCCGGGCTTGCGGGACTTTCACAACTAAACAACCTGTAAATAATGCAAACCCCTAAACACTTCAAATCTATGATCGGAGACAGCGACGGTATGCAATGGCGCGAAGCCGAACCGGGCGAAGTAACGCAGCCTGAATTTAAAACTGCGGAAAAACTCGCAATTGGCCAGGTCGATGCAATGTGCATCGAAAGCTTATCGCCACTCACTTATAAGAAGTGGGAGGCGGTGATGCACGAGTTAAAAATAACTCGAAAAATAAACAACTAAAACAAAAAACCATGTTAGAAAACCTCACAACCGAACAACTCAAAGCCGAATTTCTGGTGTTTTACAAAGAGGCTTTAGCGGCAATTCAAAACAGTATTAACAACTAAGACAAATCAAATGAACAATTTTGAAACACTGGCGGATGCTATTCAGCAGCTTGAATCCGTTAATTACCAAACTCCTGACGGCCTACATCGTCTGGTCGACAATTCGGCGTTTGTTCAAATTGCTGAATTTTCAAAAATTTGCAGAATTCCAATATCAAAAACCGGATTAAATTTAATTGAACTGCTTTCAAATCTGTCTAACAACTACGCGGTGATTGATGACAACTACGTCATATATAAAAATGACCTTGATGAATTTATTCAAAATTTAAAAGCATAAAACACAATGGAACTTTCAAACCTCACAACAGAACAACTCAAAGCCGAATTAGATGCCCGCGAAAAAGCGGAGATTATGGCTGAATCCCAAATCTATGAAACCGGATACGCCCGATGGGGTAAATCGTTTTATGCCCTAAACAAATCCGGCGAATTAATGGTGGCGCTTCATGAAGACGGAGCAGTACTTATTGACGTTGAAATAAAATCTATCTGCAAATACTTCACATCCTGCACCCGCGAAGACTTCATGCAAGCCCTCGAAAACAACTTCACCAAAATTCGGGAGGCGTTGGTATGAACTACGTAAACAGAGAGGCCGCACAAGCCCTGAAAGATGCGGGGTTTGATGTGCCGTGCGTTTATCGCTACTTTCATAAGTCGGAAAATATTGAGGTGGTTATACCAGATCAACCAACAGAAACGCCATATTGATGCGTTGGAGTTGAACGTTAAACTGCTCACTGAAAAATTGAACGCATGTACATAATAATTGAAATCCAAACTGGCGATTTTTTCAAAAAACAAGCGTTAACGTCTGACGATTATTCGGACTGCATACTTGGAATTATTGATATTATCAGTATTTCAGATCGAAAAAACCCTGAGTTCTATAATCCCGAAACAGCCGAATGGAACGACGTTGAAGAACTAAAAAACCAACACTAACCAATAAAGAAAATGGCAAAGCAAAGAGAACAAGGTATCATATACCCCGAAGGGTTTGACACCCCTGCTGAACAGCAGCAACCACCACCGGCACAACCACCGGTTTCCGAACAAACACAAACACAAGTTCCGGCAGTACAACCGCAACCACCGGCGCAATTGTCCGCTGAAAAAACGGTTACTGATCGTAATGCGATTAAGTCTATTTCGGATGCACTAAACTCACTGCCCGCGCAACTTGAAAAACTCAACTTAGATGCACGTCGAATAAACATCGAACTTGGCTTCGCGTCTCAGGCAATACGAAAAGGAAGCTATCTAAAACAATGTGACCCTAAAACAATTTTCGACGCTGTTATTTTCGCTGCTCGAATCGGATTAACGCTGAACCCGGCGTTAGGTTTATGTTACCTTGTGCCGCGCAGGAATAAGGATAAATGGGAGTGTTCGTTAGATGTTGGATATAAGGGATGGTCTGCAATACTTCGCGCAAACAAATCTGTTTCCGACATTAATGCGGTTGTGGCTTATGAAGATGAAATCTTTGAATGGAATCCGGCAAGCGGCAAGATCAAACACTTTCCGGTATTCGCAAAATCAGAAGCTGAACACAACGCACGTAAAGTAAAATGTGCATACACGGTTGCGATCTTGCCAGACGGCAAAGTAGTTCACGAAGTTATTCCCGCTTGGGAGCTTGAAAAGATTGAAAAGACTTCGCCCGCATCTAAGGGCTTTACGCCTTACAAGTCGTGGAAAGATGAGATGCTGAAAAAAGCACCGATCAAACGTCACGCTAAAAAACTTCTGCCGCTGCAAAATCACGAAGCGATTGCCGAAATGTTTGAAGCCGAAAACAACAACAGCGAACCCGTCAACACCACAACAAAAACACGCTGGCAATTAGAAGAGGAAAGCATACCATTTGAGGAGGTGAAAGATGGAGCAGAATAGTATCGAATGGCACGAAGCAAGAGGAGGTATGTTTACCTCCTCTAAAGCAAACGATCTGATTTGCACACCGAAAAAAAAGCCGCGCCCGTATATTATGACGCGCCTTGCTGAACGTGTACGCGGTGAAAGTTTGGAGGTGCAATTTACCAACGCATCTATCGAATGGGGCATACACAACGAGCCGTTAGCGGCACGCCAATACGCCAAACGAACAGGCGCAACGGTTGAGAAATGCGGATTCATAACGCACCCGACAATGTATTACTTTGGCGGTTCACCTGATCGTTTAATAGTTGAAAACGGCAAGCCCGGAATACTTGAAATCAAATGCCCTGATACGCATACGCACTTACAACATTGCCTTATTGATTCGGTTGACTTTTTCAAAAAGAACTACGCGGATAAATATTGGCAATGCGTTTCAAACATGGTTATCACCGGCAGCAACTTTTACGACTTCGTGTCGTTTGATCCCCGTGTTGATGCGGATGCCGGGCTGTTTGTTTTTCGTGTGCCTTATATGCGTGAAGAGGCTGACATTGTTTTAAACGCAGTACGTAAAGCTGAACAGGAACTTTGTGAAATCGCTGAACGTATAGGCGTTGCTGATCTAAACAACAAATGGATTGAATCAAAAAAATCATTATTAACCACATCCAAACCCGCGTAACCGATTGCCGGGACTGGATGAAAAATAATTTGATATGAAACAGGGATTAACAATTAAAGGCGGTGCTACTGATATAGTTTTTCATCCGTTTGACCAAGACGAAGAAATGGAAATTTCGCTAGGGCACGACAACCGTATATTTGGTGCTGTATTTCTAAACCAGAGCGACATTTTAAAAATAATACACTATCTGTCCGAACAGCTTATTGACGTAAACAAATAACCATGCACGATTACACCGCCGCCAAACGCATCTTAGAACGTCACGGGTTAAGCCAAAACCAGCCCGATGCGTACTGGCAATACTCATGCAACGGTAACAACTGGATTCCCGTAATGCGTGGAATCGAATTTCATCCGGCGCTGTTTACCTGTCGAGGCAACAAGCCAGACGCTAATGCTGAATTAATAAACGCGGTTAACGATGAGTTGGCCGCGCTGAAACTTAAAACTGAAAGTAAATGAAAAAAATAATCTGCCGGTTTATCGGGCATAAAGAATTTCGCGAAAGCGGGTATCGCTGCTGCTTACGCTGTCATGCTCACGAATATTACGACGAAGATTTTGATAAGGCCGTTTATTTACGATACTTTGTTCGGCTGCTTAATTTGATCTCAGAATATCGAGATAATAAACGATCTGCTAAAAGTTCATTAGAACACGAACAAGATTGGTATGGCTACCTTGCCGATTGTAATTTGCGCGATATTAAACAGCATTTACTATACCCTATCAACTGGATTAAATGGAAATTTAAACCGATCAAACAAACAGATGAAAACGAACTACCGTTCTAACATGACAATCGAAACCGCAATAGCAATTCTCAAACAGCATCAGAAGTGGCGAATTGAATTAATCGACGAAGCACCATGCACACCAAAGCAACTATCTGAGGCAATCGAAACTATCATTGCTTATCACGAATCTAAAAGCAAAACCAATGACACAAATACCGCAAACCGAAAAACAAAACGAGACGTGGACGCTCGATAAATTTATTGAACAAAACAAAGATCGGATAAGCGAAGAAAAGCTAACACTGCTAAAATCATTCGCTAATTTATCTGGCTTTGAGTTTACGTCTTCGGTGTATGTTCCGAAAGATATTAATAAGCCTCACGGTGCATCTTTGACGTTTTATCGAAAGGACAAAATAACAATAAATATTAGTCTGGAGCTTTAACAATGGCAGCTAACACCATAAAACCCGGCTATCACTGGGCAATGTATCGCGGCAAACCTGAAATAGTTTTTGTCGTTAACGGCTACGTGCAGAGGATGGGTAAACACCTGTCTTATCTGCTCAATGAGTTTACATTTGTTGAACATATACCTGAGAAAAAACACAGCGAACCCTTGTAACTCCCGTTCTTTTTTCTATATTTGCAACACGGATTGAGACCCGTTTACAGTGAGTAAAATATTCACAAGCCTGATTGGCCGAAGATCACAAGGGTTCACTGTACCCGTCTCAATTGTGGTTGTAGGCTTTTCAGGCTTTTTTAATTTAATGCAATGCCCAAAAAAATACTTGACGCTTGTTGTGGTAGCCGCATGATGTGGTTTAACAAATCACACCCCGACGCTATCTATACTGATATTCGTGAGGTTTCGGCTGATCTTTGTGACGGCAGAAAATTAGAAGTAAAGCCGGATATTATCGCTGACTTTACAAACTTGCCGTTTGAAAATGAATCGTTTTACCTTGTTGTGCTCGACCCGCCTCACATGAAAAATTTAGGTGAAAACACATGGCTTTTCCAAAAATACGGTAAACTGTTTCCGGGGTGGGAGGAACAAATAAAGCACGGTGTAAATGAATGTATGCGTGTTTTAAAACCCAATGGCGTTTTGATTTTCAAATGGAACGAGCATCAGGTAAAACTAAATGAGGTGCTTTCTATAATAGACTTCGAGCCATTGTTTGGTCACACATCCGGTAAACACGGTAGAACAATCTGGCTAACTTTTATGAAAAATGAAGAACCGAAAAGCGTTTAACTGATGGCAAAAATAGACTTCAAAATAGGAAACATTTACGAACTCGACGGCATACAATTTCGATTAATCAGAATGCGTTCTGGTCTTGTAAAAGTATTTCAGCAACTCAATCCAGACGGAACAGATTTTCAGGTATGCCGTAAACGCCCAGACGGTACATTTGGGGCAATAGTTGATTTTGGCGTTAGGGTTATTCACGCTCGAATTGATGAGGTGAAAGAGGTGCAAACAGAGCAGCAGCAAAAATTATTTTAGTTAGTCTAAATAATCACTATCTTTATCACGCGGATTCAGACCCCGTTCAAACAATGAATAAAACATTGCCCGCTTGGCGAAACTACAAGGGTTACATTGTACCCGGTCTGAATGTAGTTATCGCTTTGCGGGCTTTCTATTTTTAACTGATGGCCAGACCTGCTAAAAAATCCTGTGACTATTTTCCGCATGATGCCGGAATGAGAAATCACAAAAAGATAAAAGCTATACGCACAAAGTTTGGCGTAACCGGCTATGCGGTTTGGTGTATGTTGTTGGAGCATTTGACCGGTAGTGATTACACCCGGTTTGAATATTCCGATCTTGAATTTGAATTGCTTTCTGGCGACTTCGGAGTTTCTGCAACAGAAATTCGGGAGGTTGTGGATTACTGTTTTGTTTTGGGGTTGCTTTTTAAAACCGATAACTGGATTTCAAGTGAATCTCTTAACGAAAGGCTTGAACCGGTATTCGCCAAACGTGAACGCGCAAAAGAGTTTCTGCAACAGCAACCCCGTTCTAATGGACGTTTCTGCAACAGTAATACCGATGCTACGGGAGTTTCTGTGACAGAAATGCCGCAAAGGAAAGGAAAGGAAATAAAAGAAAATGAAAAGAAAGGAGATGAAAGTAAATTAGGCGTAATGCCTTCGGCTGATGTCTCTCAAATTCCTGAATCGGATAATTTACAACCAGAACCTAATGCACCTGAAAAGCCCGATACTCAAAAAAAATTCCGGCCGCCCGAAATTTCCGAAGTTGAAAACTATATGTTTAAAATCGACTTTCCGGGCATAATCAAAAACGAGGCTGAAAAATTTATCAACCACTATACGGCTAACGGATGGATGGTCGGAAAGTCAAAAATGAAGAACTGGCAAGCAACAGTAAGAAACTGGAAACTCCGAAGAAATGAAGAATCAACAATTACAACAACAGGCACAGGCGTTACCGGCAATACCGGCAGAACTTCAAAGCACGGGCATAGCGACGAAGAACTTTATGCAGCAGTTGCAAGGCAGCACGGCATCCAATTTGTGCCCCCGAACGGTAACGGAGGCAATTAACGAAACCGGCCAAATTAGTTTCATTCAGAAGTACATTAGCCCGGCAATGTGTGACGCAATGCTAATTAAGCTGTTGAATGAATTTATGGCACTTGGCGGAGCGGCCACTACGCCGGATGTACTGGCGACAATGGCTACAAACATCCGAACTAACTTTTGGATGCTCAGGATTTCAGAGGTGATTTACGCGATTAGCCGGGGTATGTCTGGTAAGTACGGTAAGCAGTACGGCACTATCACCTATCCGATTGTAGCCGAATACCTAAACGCATATATGGAGGGTGAGCGTGAAGCCGAAATAACACGCCGCCGTGAAGCGCGTGACGCTGAAATAAAAGCGGACGTGATTACATTGCCGGATGCTGAATTGTATTTGACTGCAAAGTACACGCCGCCTGAGAAAAAAGAACAGGTCGAAGTACGGGAGCAAACACCCGAAGATAAAGCGTTTGTTGCCCTTGTAACGTTTGCTAATTCGTTTACTGAAAAGGAATTGAACCGTGTTATTCAAGATGCAACTACGCTCAACTGGCCGCGTGTATTGAATCGGGCAACCGAGATATTAAACGAGCGAAAATCTAACTCAATTCAATCACTAACAACCAACGAGAAATGAACATTACCGAACAATTAGAGCTTGCAAAGCACATCGCAAACGAAGCTTTTAAAAACAAAAAAGACCGCGCAGGTTCGCCGTACATTAAACACATTCAACGAGTAGCAGACGGTTGCGCTGAAACTCACTGTAAGGCTATTGCTTATCTGCATGATTTGCTCGAAGATTGTCCCGAATGGACAGAAGCGGCACTAAGGCAATTGTTTATTCCGCTTATTGTTGATACGGTTGTTATTCTGACTAAGCGCAAAGACGAAGACTATTTTGCATACATCAGGCGTGTTCGTGAGGACAGGGATGCCGTGTTTATAAAAGTCAAAGACCTCGAAGATAACATGAACATTACCCGGCTGAATTGCTTAGATGATAAAGACATTGAGCGGCTTAAAAAATATCATCAGGCGTATATCATGCTTAAAACACCTACAACACAGCCAAATGATTAACCACAACGAAGCAATAAAGCTGCTTTCCGAAATCGAAACCATTGTGGAGCGGTGGCGAATAGGGCGCGAAAATGACGACGAGGCAATGCAAAAAATATTCGGCTTGCTTAAACCAAAAAAAGAAAACGACAATGGCAACTAAAGCGAAACCAGTAACCGCGTGGGCGGTGTATTCGCCAAGCGGGTACATCATCTTTTACTCCATAAATCCAGAGGAAAACAATAGTAAGCAAATGGCATGTAACCGGCTTTGCGCTGCATGGGATGCACTTGAATTACACGGCTACACCTGCCGCAAAATCCAAATCACGGAGGCTGAGAAATGAGCCACGAACTACATGACCTCGACCGCAACTGTAACGATTGCCGCTGCATGGTGCGAAATTTTGACCAGTATAATATTGCACTGGCAAAGCATAATAAGAACTTGCGTGAACGGTTTGACCGCGAACGGCAGCGGCTACTATCCATCGGAAACGCTGAGACATTACGCGAGGCAAACAAGATGAAGTTTCAGCCGGATAGCAAGATTAACGAGGGTTTCGGCCACTGCACAAAGTTTGACAAACCGGTTGACTTTATACCGGGCATTTGTCAGATTCATACGCAGGGGTGCTTTGAGCATAGAACTAAAAACTAAAAAAATGATACACTGGACAAAAACAAGCGACGAATTGCCGCGACTTAATGAATTACTGTGGTTAAAACAGCGAAACTGGATTTTTCTCGGAGAGCGATACGCGACCGCTGAAACATGGCTTTGGGCGGTTCATGTCGGTAGCTTGCACTTTGAGGATACTAAGGTTGTTTCGGATGAATGTGAGCCGGATGATGTTAGCCCCGACGAATGGGCTTATGTAAATTAATCACCCTGAAAAACAACCACTTGCAGAAATTATGCGAAATAAATTTGCAGGTATGATAAATGTGCTTACCTTTGCTTCATCAAACTAAAACTAACGACAATGGACACTATTTTAAACACTTGGCGCAGCACGGCAGAAAAGCCGGTTTATTATTTTCTTGGCTTTCCTATCTATACAAACGGGCACTGGTCTATTTACTGTGAATTTGCGGGTAGTTTCATCTACACCTACAAAAACATAGCCATATCTAATTTAGGCGGCATAAATAAAGACCTTGTAGATATACTTTCTAACGGAGTTATCAATGTTGATGGTGACGCTGAAACACAATTGCGCGTTTTGATTAATCGGTGTTTGGAAACAAAAAGGCGCGGCGAAGAACTTTTAAAGGCGCTTAAAGGTAACTAAATGAACTCCGCCCAACAACGTGCATTAAGCCGCCTAACACCCGAAGAACGGCGGTATTTAGAGTTGCCAGACCGAACTATGTACATTCGGGACGTTGAGGCCGAGCTGTTTTCAAAGATCGACCTGCGGCAAAAACTGAAAGAACAGCGGCCACTCGACACAATCGCAATCGAAGAACTAACCAAACGTATTGACCACCTGCAATCTGTTTATGCGGGGTACTGCGTTTAAAAAAAGAGATATGGAAAACAAAAACACCTGCCCTGACTTTGTGCCGCTTCCGCCTGATTTTGATTCGTGCAAGCCGGTTGGTTATAGAAACAGGCTTAACGAAATTGTATTTAAAGGGCGCGGCGCATACGTTAATGGAAAGCACATCGGGGATGTGATTTACTCCGACGATAAGGTTATCCATATTGCGCCCATCGACCCGAAATCGGAAATAATTACAATAAGGACAAACCAATGAAACACACCCTTAACACCATCGGATGGTCTGGATTGCTCGTTACGCTATTCCTGTGCTTCATTTATGGTGACAACAAAACAGCGGTTGAGGTCGTGCGGCCGGTAAAGGACACGACAGATCAGTATTACAACGAACTGCCAGAGCGGATTCATCGGCTTTGGGTGGTTAGAAATAAGTAGTGGTATGTGGGAAGAAATTAAAGACTGGATTTCAGCCGTATTTATAACTGCGCTTATAGTTGGAGGTATGGCCGCTCTTCTTTGGGCTGGATCGGACGCCCAACTTGAGTACTGCAAAGGGCATAACTGTATTCATAAACACGATTAAAATTAACCAATGATACAACCACATGAACTATTCCCCGGCGCATGGCTTCTGGATAAGGACGGGCAACCGTTTGAAGTACGCGCCTTTTTACCGATACCCGATTACAAGGGCGGCGGGTATATGGTCAATGGATTGCACTTGCTTTCCGAATGCAGCCCGATTGAATTGACGGATAAGATCGTTAATGATTTAGATATTAACAGCGTCACTCCGAAGCATATATATGTTTGGATGCCGGGCAAAGAATGTGAAGTCGAAAACACTGATCTTGATAGGGCGGAATTTAGCACAACGCATCTGCATAACTTGCAAGCGTTCTTCAATCTGCACTACACACCAATAACCATCAACGAACAACAACTACGGGAGGCGCTGAAATGACACCAGAAGAAATAACAATTGAAAAAGCAATAGAACTTCACGACAAACACACTCGCTTACGCGGCAATCTTGTTGGCGGTATAGATGCGGTTACCGAAGCCCTAAACACAATCAACTGGATTCCGATTGATGCGGATAAGTTGCCGGAGGGTGATGTGTTGTGTTGCCATAGGCCGACAAGAGTAATGTATTTTACAAACCCTTACAAACAACCAAACTCAGACCGTGTTTTTTTTGAAAGCTGCAACAGGATGGTATGGGAATGCACCCATTACGCACACGTAAACCTACCGTGATATGCAAACTAAACACTACCGAGCCAAAGCCGTAGCGATCTGCGGGGCAATGGCAGAATGTTATGAGTTGAAAGCTAATGTCAAAAACCAACATCAGGTAAGTAACATTATCTGTAGGTTATGGTGGCAGCAACGGATTCGACTAATTAACAAAGAACTTGAAATTAAACTCAAACGAACATGCACGTACTGATCGAACCACAATTCCGCCCCATGCCGTTAACGCTGCCAATGCCGCAATTCGAGCACCCTGTTAGCCGGTTCTTTGGCAAGGGTAAGATTGCCTACATTGAGCAGGATGGTATTTTGTACCGGTACGCAATCTTTCACGCCCGGATTATCGGGGCTAATTAGCCCTAAGCCAAATTGTTGAAAAAGTAGAAAAACATTTGCAATCTCAAAAATAAGTTGTAGTATTGCAGCAGCGTTGTGGCAGACGCAAAGGACTTGGAAGCTCTCTAAACTTCCATAAGCCCCGATCTCAACTGCCACTGAGACGGGGCTTTTTATTTTAACACGAAATTGAAATGGACATTGAGAAACTAATCAAACACATTGACAGCTTGATATACGATTGTCGAACACAGGAGACTGTTTTTGAAGAGGCTGGAATGAATACCTCAGCATTGTGTTCGGCAGCAATGGCTCGTGCATACGAAAATGTTAAGAACCTTATTTTAACCGAAACTAACACCTAAGCCGATATGTCAACAACACTAAGCGTAACCGCACACTCAAGCAAAAACAGCCCCGAATTTCAAAAACATTTTAAGGCCGTTGTTTTTTGCATTGAAAACGACTTATCGTTTCCAGCTGAAACATCTGCTTTTTTCAAAGGAAAGATAGGCGGCGATGATCTCGAATCTATTAACCGAACCGCAATAATGAAATATATTGAAAACGGAATTGCAGTTGATATGCCAGTTGAAAATAATGGGTATCAGGCAACAATAAATGTTTCCGACATACCGGCGGGCGTAGATTTGATAATGGTAAAATTAGACTAACACCTAAACCAAACGACAATGAGAGAGATTAAAAAATTTAGGGTATGGGATAACCAGCTCGGTGTATGGGTAAACAACATCGGCATGAAAAAAAACAATGTGCTATGCGATGGCACGGAAAAGCGATTTCACGTGATGCAATTCACCGGCCTGTACGATAAGGACGGGCGGGAGATTTATGATGGCGACTGGTTGCGCGTTCCTGATAATGATTGTATTTATGAGGTTCGTATTGAGGTCTGTGATTTTATTCTTTGGGGCTTAAAGCATAATGTTTTATGGGGGCGGCTTTCTCGTGCTGTTGAACATCAATGGTCGTTAAAAGTAATAGGCAACACCCATACGTATTTTAAAGATCAAACGATATGAACTACCCACAAACATCCGCACCTAACAAACTTTAACTACATTTGGAATGATGGAAAAGCGATTTAATAAAGAAATGCCCGAAATAGTTGTGGGTGAAAAATACGTGCTGCTGAACGGCGATCACGTCAGAATAATGGCTTTTACTGAGGGGTATTACATGGCACGGCGCAAAGGCTGTATGCCGTTTGTAAAGCACGAAAAGGAAATGATTGACTGGATGCGCAAATGGTGCGAATAACACCGCAAACACTCCTATTCGCCACAGTAGGATGCAAACGGCATGATCGGTTGAGATAGCCCGAATAACGCTGCATTGCAATTAACAACAACTAAATCCGGGCAACGGTGGGCAACCTGACCGACCCGGTGGGCGAAGCTGAATGATGGCTCATTATACGCAAGTCCTGATAACGGGTTTACCTCTTAGGGGTAGGGGTAAACCTGTTATGGGTTCAGCCTCATTCCGGCTATTGCCGCAATCAATCAAAACAGCAAATTTGCTTATTTGGAACATTTGGCCTAAATTTGATGTCATGAAACACATTTTAACTTTTGGCGCAATTTCTTTTTTTTTAATGTCTGCGAATTTTCAGCAGCAGATCGCACCATTTCGAACACATGAAATCGGTTGGATAACTGCTTACAGTGGCGATACAATCACTCAAAACATTGCCGCAACAACAACAGTGGTTAATGGCATGACCAATTACCAATGGCGCTATGTTACGCCAAACGGTAACAATGTAGGCATAGCCGTTACTGATGTGAACAACGGCGCAATCATGCCGAATGAAGTGTATTGGTCACGCAACGTTCAGTGTTATATTACTCAGCCAAACGGCGATACACTTTTTCCACTTCAAACACCTTCACGCGCTTACTGCTCAATGCAGGGTGATACACTGAGGATTGATTTTAGTTGGTGTATGTTGCCGTTAAATGGTTTGAATGCTAATGCTTATGTTAAACTAACTTATTGAAATATGGGGCGACCTGCATTTGAGTTCACCGAGGAAAACATGGATTTCATTTGCGAAAAGATTGCAGAATCTTCGCTTGGACTTGTTGAATTACACGAACAGTTTAAACCTAATTTCCCGGCTAAGTCTGTTATTTATCGGGAATTAGCTAAGAATGAAGTATTTAGGGATAAATACGCGCAAGCCCGGCAAATGCAAGCCGAAGCAATGGCCGATGAAATACTTCGCATTGCAGATGACGGCAGCAATGATCTGATGACCATTTCAAAAGGTAACGAGAGTTACGAAGTTGAAAACAAAGAGGTTGTTAACCGTTCACGTTTGCGAGTTGACACTCGCAAATGGTTAATGAGTAAGTTGCTGCCGAAAAAATACGGTGATCGTTTGGAGTTGGATAATAAACATTCCGGCTCCCTCGATGTTACACAGATCACCGGCATGAATGTAGAATGATCTTAACATTCAACACTCACGGTAACGATAAGCAAAAGCAAGTTGCCCGCTACTGGTGCGATAAGCAAACAACCGAAATTGGATATGGAGGGTCAAAAGGCAGCGGAAAATCATTTCTCGGGTGCTCGCTTATTTTTGGCTCAGGGTTTATGTACCCCAAAACCCATTGGTTTATTTCTCGCCGTGAACTAAACGACCTTAGAAAATATACTATACCTTCAATTCACGAGGTCATTACAGATACATGGGGATTAGATCAAAGATATTTTAAATTCAACGGACAAGACAATTATTTCTCTCTATACAACAATAGCCGCGTTTACCTTTTAGAAGCCGCTCGAAAGCCATCAGACCCGGATTATGCACGTTTTGGTTCAATGCAAATGACCGGCGGTTGGATTGAAGAGGGTGGAGAAAAAGGTTTTGAGGCCGACGCAAAGGCAAATCTATCTGCATCTGTTGGTCGTTGGAAAAATGACACTTACGGAATCATTGGAAAGTTACTTATTACCTGCAATCCATCGAAAAACTATTTATACCCTCAGTTTTATTTAGCCAATAAACGGGGTGAGATTCCCGCGTTTAGAAAGTTCGTTCAGGCGTTACCACAAGATAATAAGAAATTACCACCCGGTTATCTCGAACACCTCGAACAAACACTATCACCAAACCAGAAACAACGCTTACTCTACGGCAACTGGGAGTTCGACGACGACCCGCGTGTATTGTGCGACTATCAGGCTATTGTCGATGTGTTTACTAATTCGTTTGTTGATACAGGTGAACTGTACATTACTTGCGACGTTGCGCGACTTGGCAAAAACTTTACGCGAATATTTGTTTGGGATGGATGGCGTGTTATTGCTCACATCGCAATGGCTCAGTCAAAAATACCCCAAACTGCAACAGTGATTAAACAATTACAGGCCAAGTACGCTATACCCGCTCGACACGTTTGTATTGATGAAGATGGTATCGGCGGCGGAGTTTTAGATCACATACACGGAGGTGTTGGTTTCATCGCTAATCACTCGCCAATCTATACCGTTGATGACAGTGAAAGTTATGGCACATTAAAAGATCAATGCGGGTTTTGGTTGGCTGATCGCGTCAACCGATCTCAGATTTATGCAGGCGAGTTAACCGGCGAAGATCGCCAGATGTGCATTGAAGAACTCGAACAGTTAAAAGTAAACGAGATTGAAAGCGATATAAAGAACCGTTTAGTGCCAAAGGATGAAATTAAAAAAAGTTTAAACGGCGGACGTTCGCCCGATTTCCTTGACAACATGATTATGCGGTCGTACTTCGATGTTATGAAACGCATACAACGCAGCCGCAAGATTGTAACGCATTAACATTATGTACACACGTTAACCGTGTTTACTGTTGCCCGTTGTGTTTTCGGTACTTTTGAAAAAAAACATAACTTAACATGGCATCTATTTGCGATACTCTTAACTGTACGGACGGGCTTCCGACAGTTCCTACACCTGAATGTGGCGATATTAACTACGGGCGTAAGATTGTTCGCCTGTTTATTGGCGACATTGACGCTAACCCGTTTGCCTCTGTTTCGGATATTCAGACGCTTTCCGTGTGGAATACTCGACTTGCCGAACCATCAACCGGCGACACACAGGTACGCCTTGTTTCGCTTGGCTATATTTTCGACGGACTGAAAGGTGAGGGCGAAGTTGAAACCGAAGAAGGATGGACTGGCTCACTTGTTCGTGTTGACACAAAGCAAATGGTTGAGGGTTATCTTAAACGATTTACCGCTGACAGCTTTCCGGCCATCAACAAACTTCGTTGCCGCGATGCGTTTACCATTTGGGCAGTAACTGATAAGGGTTATGTACTTGGCGGTCTTGACGGGTTTCAGTTTGCAACACTTATGCTTGGCAACTATGAAGTTGTTGGTACAGGTAACGGCAGCAACCGCATTAAGGTGAATGCTGAATGGCGAACACATGACGACAGTACACCGTACTTGTGTACTGGTCTTGTAAACGCACTCAACACCGCTAACTAACCATTGTGCCTCGAAGCGACGAACAAATAATCGAACTTATCAAAAAGCCTCTTTCGGAAGATTTTCTGAAAGAGGCTAAAGCCGGTTATAAGGCACACATTCGACACGTTACAGGAAAAGGCGCAAACGATTTTCTTGAAGAAACGGATATTGCGGGGTATGAAACTGTTGAAGCAAAAAAACTACGTGTATCGCTAAACAGGCCGCGAACCGTTCCGGTTATTGGTGAAGACATTGAAGTGTTCGATAAAGCGTTTAGCGCGTCTGGTTACGTTTCCTATCACGACTTTGGCGGCAACAAAGACAAAGAAAAAGATTTTGTTGAGTACCTGAAAAAACCAATTGCGGATGGTTATACATTACGCCAGTGGATGGCTGATGTGTGGGGTAAAAAGATACACTACGATTACATGGGTGTTGCTATGGTTGAATTGCCGGAACAGGCAAAGGAAATAGCAGAGCCTTATGTTATATTCAAGTCGATCAACTGCATTAAAGACATCGGTGTTAAAGCCGGTGAAATTACGCATCTGCTTTATCAGATGCGTGAGGAAAATCAGATCGTTAACGGCAAGGAAAAGAAAGTAGAGTATTACCGATACATTGATAACGAGCGCGATGTTATCATTATAGAGGTTGATGAAAAGTACAGCATACCTGTTGAGGGTGTAAACGCACCGAAGCCGAATACACTTGGATATGTACCCGGTGTATTCCTTTCAAATCTTCGTGACGGCGAAAAGCGAGAAAGCTACATTTACAAAGCGTTGCCTCATCTTGACGATCTGCTGTTAGATTCGTCGATTCATGCGGTGAGTAAAAAACTGTTTGGCTTTCCGCATCGTTGGATGTACGATCAGGAATGCTCTACTTGCGGCGGTGAGGGTAAACTTAATATGCGGCGCAAGTATGCAGACAATGGCAAGGATTTTGAAACCATTGGAGATAACTGCACAGCATGCAAAGGCACAGGTAAGTCATACACTATGCGACCGGATAAGGCGATTATTAAGCCGATGCCAGATGCAAACAACCCTGACATATCTGAACCTGCCGGATTCGTAACACCACCAATTGAGACGCTTGAAAATCAGGTTGAGGAAATGAAGCGGCTGCAAGGTCTTGTGCATCGCGCAGTTTGGCAACACGAAACAATCGAAGGTGAACAAAGCAGCGGCAATGAAACAGCAACAGGCCGAATGCTGAACGTAAGCAGCTACCAATCTAAGTTGAACAGGTTTAGCGATAACGGCGAATATGTCGAGCGCAAACTGATTGAAATGATTGGTAAACTGCGTTACGATACGGCTTACAAAGGCTCAGTTGTTAATTGGGGGCGCAGGTACTACATACTTAATGAAAACCAGTTAGAGTTAAACTATAAAGAGGCTAAAGCGGCGGGTATGTCTGCTGCTGTGTTGAAGTCGATTTTGGAAAGCGTGATCTACTCGAAATACTCGAACGATCCGCTCGAACTTCGTAAACAATTGCGGTTACTGCAAACCGAACCGATGCCACATTTAACAGTAGCAGAGGTTCAGGCGTTAACATCTGTAACGATCAATGATAAGTATTTGAAATCGTACTTCAATGATTACGTGCAGCAGATCGAAAATACTTCGCCCAAATTACTTATTGATCCAAAACCGGAAGCATTCATTACGCAGCTAAACAAGCTAAACACCGAAAAGATGCGTGCAGCCGGATTGATTGACGAACAGGGCAATGCGGTTTCATCTGATAAGCGTGAGGAACTGAAATCAACAGTGGGCGGATTTACCGCTGCATTGAATCTTGCTGTAGCTGTTGGTCGTGGTGAGATTACATCCGAAACAGCCGCGGCACAATTCGCTTACTTTATGGGAACACCACCGGCAGAGGCTTTACAAATGTCAGGCACAAAAATAATTCAACTACCGGCACAACAACCTATCAATTAATAACCACAACAAACAACTACGCCATGTATCAAACAAACAAACACGGGCAATTGCTAACACACGTTAAAGTTGTGAAGGCTGTACTCATTCAAAACAAAGAAGTGATTTTGCAAAAAGGGCAAGCCGGTAGCCGCGTAACTGCTATGCCGGTTGAGCAGTGGAATCGACTACATAAGCAGTACAATATGCACCCGTCTTTACTTTCTGCACAGGAGGGTTACTTTGTGAAGATTGAGGCTATTCCCGCACCTTCTCCCGGCGATATTCTTTCTTATGAGACTACCGATGGTGCTGAACTTGCTTGTGTGCGTGAAGCCGAAGCAAAGGCCCAAGCGGACGCAAAAGCAGCCGATAAAAAGGAAAAGAAAACACCTGCCGGAAATACTGCTGGCAATACACCTGAATAATAACGCCTAATAAATACGCCAAATGAACATCAACGAACATTCAATTACCGAACTTGCTAAAGTGCTACTGGTTGAACCGGCAGTACTGAAAGCACATATTGTAGCCGAAGGAACGGAAGCGCCCAAAGAAACAAAGATCGGTGAACTGCTTACCGGTTACAACATCATGCCCAAAACCGCATACGATACGTTCATCGACAATTTGGGTAAAACTAAATACGATGAAGGGCGCAAGGCCGCAATCGGCATACCCGTTCAAATGCTTCACGAACAACTTTTAGGCGAAAAGAAAGAGTTTCGTTTTGACCGTTACGAAGATGCAGCAGCACAGGCAAAAGCTATTGCAGACGCATACACTGAAAGGAAACTCAAAGAAAGCGGGCAAGACCCGGATAAACGCATTACCGCACTTAACTCCGATCTCGAACAACTACGCCTGAGCCTGAAAACGAAAGAGGACGAACTCGTTAAGGCTAATGCAAAGGTTGCAGAGGTTGAGCAGTTCGGCAGTATTAATTCAATTGTTATCGCAGCAGCAGCAAGCATTCCGCTTGCCGCCGAAGACGATAAAATCGCACAACAACAGCGTGATGTGATTAATAACATTTTTCACCAACAGTACAAAGTTGAAGTGCAAGACGGTAAGCAAGTTGTAATTGATCGTGCCACAGGACAGGTACGCAAAAACAATCTGCTTGAACCCGTTTCAATCAAATCGGTGGTTGAGGAAGTAGCCGCCATATTCCCGAAGAAATCCGCTGCATCCGGTCGCGGAGACGGAACAGACACCGGAGGTAACATTACATCGCTCAAAGGGTTGACAAAGGAACAGATCAATAAGCACATCGAAAGCAAAGGGCTATCACTTGTAGGAGAGGAAGGGAAAGCGCTTTATCGTCAATGGCTGAAAGAGAACCCGGAGCAAGCAAACAAATAAAAAACTCTCTAAATGGCTATTACAGCAACGGAACTGCTTAACATCAACATGAATGTTGAAGCGGTACTCGCGGGTAAGTTTCAGAAAAACGAACTCCGCACAGAAACAAAAGGAGCGCTTGACGCTTACATTGCATCAACTCCCGGCCTTGTGGTTGGAGGCACTGCAACACTTGAAAGTATCCGCCAAAGTTCAAACAAGAAAGGCCAGATTTCGGTGTTTCAAAAAACATCGGCAACTGTTGGCAACGCACGAAGCTGCAACAGCTCTTCGTCTGTTGATTCAACCGCAACAATCACACCTACATGGGTGTTGAAGTCTGCCGATTTCTTTGTGCCGGTTGCCGCGCTTGGCGAAAACATTTTCAGCGTTCAGCAGTTCATTCAGCACCAGATGGAACAGCGAATGAACATTCTGCACACATCGTTGGATGAAATGTGTCTTACTCATCTTGAATCGAATAAGTCACAGGTGAATGCCGGTACACTAAACACGTTCAACGGCGCTACCGATACAATGGAGGTTTCACTCGCAAACATCACCCGCTACTTTGGCTCTATTCAGGCCGAGATGCAACAAAACAATTTCCCCGACGCACCGTACTACAACGTACATACGCTCGGCGAACAGGTGTATCAGGTAAATGCACAGACAGCGCAGGGCATGAACAATGCTACAAACCTGAACTGGCAGCTTGCCGGTGGACAGTTCCAAAACTTTGGTTCAAGTAACTTTGACATCGCAACCGGAACATCTGCAAGCAGCTACATCTTTGTACCCGGTACAACTGGTATGGTATCTTGGGCGCGTCCCGATTTCCGTAATGGTTTCATTTCCGGTGACAAAACATGGACAACCTTTCAAGACCCGAAATATCCGGGTATTACATGGGAGTTGCTGATGGTTTCAGGATGCACCAATCAATCAAGCTATGTAGCCGCTAACGCAGGATATGAAGCCGGTTACGGCGTATCTTACCACCTGTCTGCTGAGTTCTCAACACTTGCCGCGTACACAAGCAACACAGACACCGGTATCTACAAGTACAACCAGAAAACCAGTTAATCTGTAAAAAAACTGGTGGCCACCTTAAAGACCCCTGCACCGGCGTAGTGCAGGGGTTATTTTTTACTTTTTATTTAGAACATTTGTTCTAATTAACTTTTTGTTATATGTTTGCGGGCATGGTATTAAACTCAACTAACGCGGCTGAGATACGCCTAATGATGTCAAACTTTATTCGTGACCTGCACCAAAACAAGGGCATGACGTATGCGGCCATTGGTGAGGTGTTTGGGTGTACAGCGACAATGATTTGCTTCACTGCAAACAACCCTACTCATTTACATCGTACAGGCAAGAACACCCGCTCCATTTCTATTTATCGTTTCGCCGATGGTGTTAAGTCGCTTGGTTATGAAATGACTGTAACTCTTAAACGTGTTCAGGATGAAGATAGCAATTGAGCAATTAGGCGATTCCGGTGTATGGTATCACAGGCAGTATATACCTCACAAGGGTATGGATGTTGTTTGGTTTAAGCCGGGCGAACCTGTGCCGCGTGGCTGTGATATTGTGGTTAAGTCTTCAAACACACGCCCGCTTTCGTTTCCGGTGAATTACACGCCAAAGGTAGTTGTCGATGTTGACGATTATTGGTCACCGCCGAAACATCATTTACTTTATGGTTCTTCGCGGGTGAATGATTGGAAAAGCATAAAGCGGGCGAACTTTAATAATGCCGATTTAATTACGTGCAGTACCGATGCGCTTGCTTGGCAAATTTCTTTCTTATCAGACTTCACAAAAGATGTAGAAATAAAAGTACTGCCAAACTGCATTGACACAGACAAACCGCAATTCCAGATCAACCGGCAAAAACAATCAGTGTTTACATTCGGTTATGTAGGAGGCTCAACGCATCTACATGATATTCGAGAAATACGACACGCATTAATCAAACTTCGTGCAGAGCGTCCCGGAGAATTTCAGTTCGTGTATGCCGGGTACGACAACCGTGTTGAGATTCGTGACGCTAAAGGTAAATTGATTTCAAACGCAGTTAATCCACACGACCAGATTTGTGATATACTGAAACCCGAACACGTTGTAAATGCACGACCTGTGCAGGATTACGCACAAGTGTATAACTTTCTGGATTGCGCTATCGCACCGCTCGAACGTCACCGTTTCAACGAATGCAAATCACCGTTGAAGTTTATTGAAGCAGCCGCATTCGGTGTGCCTGTGATTGCTTCTGACATTCATCCGTTTCAAAATATCAACAACATTGTGTTGTGTAAAAATAGTATCGACTGGTACAGGGCAATGAGCGCTGCGATTGACGGCAAACTGCACAACATCGGAGATAAGGCTAAAGTAGAAGCCGAAGAAAGATTTAATTACAAATTACAGCGCGAAGTTAGAGCGCAGATTTATAGGAGGTTTATAGGATGAGTAAGCCAAAAAAACTATTCTACATTTTAGATTCCGATTTATACAGTTTCGGAATTATGTTTTGCTTTGGCATGACAAACAAGGAGGTTATCGCTAAGGTTAAAAAATATATTCCTGATTGGCACATTGATTTTCCAAATCATTTTTCAGGATGCGTTATAATGCAAAATCCAGAAATACCGCGAATGGTTTTGTATTTACCGAATTACCCTGAAAAAGCAAGCGATTACGCGATATTGCAACACGAAATTTTCCACGCAACACACGCGATATTAAGGGCTGTTGATTTGCCCTATTCAAAAGAAAACGAGGAAGCATTTGCACACCTTAATAAATTTATCACCCTGCGTATTTATCAACAGCTTTGGAAATGAAAATACCCTGCTTCATAATCACATTTAAACGCAATACCTACCTACGTAAGTGCATTGAATCGCTATTGCCTGAATCGCGCTTAGACATTATCGTTGTTGATAATTGCCCTGATAATTCAGCAAAAGAAACGGCGGATATGTTCGGTGTGAAGTATATTCCTGTTGAGCAAAATGCCGGGCATCGCGTGGTATGGACAAAGCAGTTATGCCCTACCGATATGCCTTACATTGTAACCGATTGCGATATTACTGTGCCACACAAATTACCGTGGCTTGACTTGCTTTTGCAGGGCTTAAAGATTGACGGGTACAACAAAGTAGGTTTAGGCTTAAACGTTCGACACATACCCGATACTTATCCGCGTAAGGCCGAAGTAATAAAGCACGAAACGCGAACACTATACCGGCGCAAGATTGCAGACACGCGATTCGTTGAAATGCCTGCCGATACTACACTTGCACTATATCGCAGCGGATATAATCATTATTCGGTTTGGGGAACGGAAAGCAACCAATATACCGGTGTTTGCAAATCACTTCGCACTGTTGCGCCGTTTGAAGCAATGCACCTAACTTGGCAAGAACCGAACCCCGATAACGAACAATATATTAACAGCATATTACCAAACTCAACACATTGGAGCAAATGATAGAAAAAATTCACTTTAAAGATCACGAATACCCGGCGTTTCAGGCAAATGGTTTCGCTGCTCGTTTCTGTTTCCCGTTTGCTGATGAGTTTTGCAAAGGTTCAGGCGTTGACGTAGGTTGCAACCGTGACGAATGGATGTTGCCTGATAATGGAGAGCGCGAAGTTTGGCCGGTTGATCCCGCTGTTAATGGTAAAACTGCAACACACTTTACCGGCGATGAATGGGATTTTATTTTCTCATCGCATTGTCTCGAGCACATACCAGACTGGTGCAGCGTTTTGGATTATTGGCATACCAAACTAAAGCAAGGTGGCTGCGCGTTTCTATACTTACCAGATCACTCACAAGTGTATTGGAGGCCACACCACAACCGTAAACACGTTAACGCTTTCACTCCGAAAATACTTGCAGCCTACTTCAAAGATCAACCAGATAAGTGGACTGGCATTTATGTGTCCGGCATTGATCTCAACAACTCATTCATCATAGCAGCACACAAAGCATGAAAATCGGATTACTCATAACCACGTACAATAGAGAGGATTATTTAAAAAAATGTCTATCTTCTTTATCTGATACAAAAAAGCCTATAAATACTTTTGTTTTAGGTATTGATGATGGATCGGATGATCTTGATGCAAGGGACACTATAGTAGGTTCAAATAACTGCAATGCAGTGATAGTAAGAGATGAACCTCGCGGCATACACAATTCAATTAAAACCGGATTTGATTTTTTAATCAATGAGGGCTGCGACGTACTCATAAACCTCGACCCCGACACAATCGTTAAACCCGACTTTATCCAACGCCTTACCGATATGCTTTTAAAGCACCCGGATAAGATCGTAACCGGGTTTAATACCACAACCGGCGGCAGACATAAACCTGTCAGCTACTTTGACGGAGGGGTATATAAACGCACAATCGGCGGCGTAAATATGTGTATGACCGCTGAAACATATCAATCAATCGTGCGTCCGTGCTTAGTTGCGAATAACTGGGACTGGCGCGTATGCGAGGCAATGCAAAAGGAAAATAAATACTTCGTTGCGCTCACTCCGTCCGTTGTGCAGCACATTGGTTTTATTTCATCAATGGGGCATTACGACGGCGGCGTTGATGTTGCAGAAGATTTTTAAACAACAAAAACAAATAACATGAATACACACATCAACTTAGACGGCAGCGGTTACGATTCGCATTTGCCGGTACTGCACTTTATCAACGATACAATCGGCATCCGCAAAGTGTTTGAGTTTGGCTGCGGCGAACATTCGACTGGGTTCTTCGCGTCTATCAAAGCAAACGTTATCGCTTTTGAAATGCAGGATGAGAACTGGTTTAAAAAGATGTCCGAAAATTTTTGGTTTGATGAAAATATACACATCAACTATTTGCCCGGCGCAACGGATGCGATAAACAAGTTTGATACCTACAACACAATCTTTGATCTTGTATTCGTTGACGGGCACGGAGAAACACGGCCTGATTGTATTATCGCTGCACTTGGCAAAGCAGATACAATCGTTTGGCATGATTCTGAAAACGGATGGTATGGATGGGATAGGGTTTGGAAATCAAAGCACCCGGCGCTCGTTGAGTACGAATATTTCGAGGTTAAAAAATGGCATCCAAATACAGCTATATTAACCCGGAATGTTCACCTTGCCGCCGAACTTAAAAAGCTGCAATCGCATGAAGTAACACAACACGTTATTGAATGAGAAAGACGTTAATCGTTAATCAGTTTCGAGGGCTTGGCGATCTGCTGTTTTGTGTGCCACTGCTGCGTACATATATTGAGCGAGGCTATCAGGTAGTGCAACCGGTAACGTCTGAATACGTTGACTGTGCAAAGCATTTTCCTGAATTTACATGGCTGCACAAAGACCTGATTAGAATTAATTACGAAAGCCGGGAGTTTGTCAATAACGATCATTACGAAGTGTTGCCGCTGCGATTCTCTGACACCATTGCCCGGAAACCATACCGTGAGGTTATGCGATCAAAGTATGACATGATGAATATGGATTATCGAAGTTGGCGGCAGCTTACATGGGTGCGTGATACAGAGGCGGAACAGCGGTTATTCGATTCATTCAACATCAACGAGCCGTACATACTTGTAAACGATGTGTTCCGAACAGATAAGACTGGTAGCGTGTCGATTAATCCGCAAACAGAAAAACGTATTATTCGTATGTCTGTGCTGCCCGGTTACACGTTACTCGACTGGTTGCTACTGATGCAAAGAGCGGATGAGATACACACCGTAGGCACATCAATTAATTACATTATCGACGTTCCATTTGCGGAGGTGAAATGCCCGGTACACCTGTATGTTCGTCGTCCTGATGAAAGCAACTTCGATAACTACAACTACTTGTTAGAGCGGGGCGATTACATTTTCCATAACTAAACAAAAAGTTAATAGGCTGCGATTTTAAACAAGGTAACTTAGCAACATGGTTGACTTCAATAAATTAGTTGATTGCTTTACCGGTCTTGTGGGCTTTCGCAATGGAGGTCGAACCGGTATTGAATCATTTTCTGGTACACAAACCGGCAGTACTTCGGGCGTTTATTACACAGACGAACCCGGCGTTACACAAAGCACAATGTACTTTGCCAAAAGCAAAGACTACGCAACGCTTGCAGACTATGCAGATCAGGTAAATAAAGATGCTATCCGCGAAGTAATGAATGATTACGTTTCGCGGCACAGCGAATTGACCGGCTCACGAACTGTAATGAAGGCAATCAACCCGGTTAATCAGGTTGTACGAATGTCAGATCAGGTGGCAAAAAATGGCCGCTTTGTGTACGTTCGTTTTGACTTACAACCGTCCGATACATTAGTTGCAAACATTGTTCGGTTAGGCGTTCAATTCAACACGCTCAACAATGGATTGAGGTTTTACCTGTTCGAGACATCGCAGTACGAACCGATTGCCGAATATGAGTTAACAGGACATACTAAAGTTATGTCGCTGCAATGGTTTGATGTCAATCTGAAATGTCCGTACAAATCAACAACCGGCGGCACGGGTCAAAGCTATTTACTTGGTTATTTTGAAAACGATTTGCAAGGTCAGGCAATCAACACAAAGGTTTACGATGCGTGTTGCGGCAATGAAAACTGGGTGAACCAATACCGCAAACACGTATGGATAACCGGCGGCTTAGTTGAAGAAATCAGGCTCAACGGCACAAACCTACCTAACCCGGATTACTACGGGCAAACAGATCAATCATTCGGCATTCATGTTTCAGTAAATGTAACGTGCGATATTAGTGACATAGTCTGTGACAATTCAATGGTGTTTGCTAAAGCCATTCAGAAGCGCGGGGCTATGCGTGTGTATCGCGATTATATGAACACATCGAACATAAGCCGTGAAGCTGAGTTAAGCCGCGATCAGGCCGCGACTAATTACGCAATGGTTGAGGCCGATTACAATCGCTTTATGAAAAACCTAACTATCAACTTCACGGATATTGACGGCATCTGCCAACCGTGCAGTAAACGTGTAATTCAATCAATGCAATTAACATGATACAGTTCGACAATTGTTCGGTAGCGTTTGCGACTGTTGCCTGTATCGGATGCTGCGTGGCTGTATTTCGTTTTGTTCTGGACAAATGGGAAATAACAGACCGCATCGAAACCATTTCCAAAACCCGTAAGTTTTGCAGATGGTGCTTTCTTACGTGGTGGCCTTGTGCTGTTTGGTGCTTTATCGAACTGCCGATGCACACCCTCTCTGAATTACTGCTTATTCCCGTTGCCGCTGTTATCGCCACCATCGGCTACGTCTATTTAAAATCACAACCCGAATAAATACGCCAAAATGAAAACACTAACAATAGGTGACTGTACAATTGAAGTAGCGGAAAGCGCCGAAGATTTAGGCCCTGTCCGATACACGGCAATTAAAACAGTTGTCGCAAAACAAACGTCGGGACTTGAAATGCCTGATCTAATTACTTTCTTTTCTTCACGCCGGGAAATGTATAACAGTTCAGACCTGTTCGGCCTTATGACTTCGGAAATGAATTTTGTTCAGCAGCTTCAAACGCAGCAAACGACTATTGCCGAAGATGCAAGCGTTGAATTATTCGGCATCATTTGTTTTGAACCAGACGAAGATAAAACCAGTTACGACAGCACACGCAGCCGTGAAAAATTAAAACGCCTGTGCGCCGCAGGTTTGACAATGGGGGATGTCTGGCGGGAGGTCACGGGTTTTATCAACGCCTCACCACAACTCTCAGTATCCTTTTTCCTGACGAGTTTGGAGGCGATAAAGACACAGCGGACACTATCCGAAATATTGCCATAATACAAGCAAGTTGCGCCGGACTTGTTTCAATTGAGCAGCGATTAAAAGCACACAAACAGATCAGTGAACTACGTAAACAACTTGAAGACGAACATAAAGTAAAACCGCTATACGCATACAATGACGGCCAGATACAGTTAGGCGTACTGACTAAGATTTGGCAGTCGATGGATGAGATGCTTTTTTACATTGCCCGCGCAGACGGCAATATCAACGTCAAAGAGTTGAAGCAAATGAACCTGATTGAATTGTACACGCATAAAACGCTGCTTTATAAATCATTGAAAAAACGGCCAAAAGATGAGTAATACAATCACGCTAACACTTGACCAGTTCACACAGGCGCAAAGCCTGAACACGGTTGTGTCGGGTTTGGAACGAATGTTAGTGCTGTTAGAGCAGGTCGATAAGTATAAAGAACTGGTTAACAAAGCAACAGGAAAGCCGCAGGAGTTGTTGAAAATAACGACAGAGCTTGCGAAAATTGAAAAGCAGATCATTGCCCTGCAAATGGCAGAGGAAAAGCTTTTAAAGCAAAGAGAAAAAACGAATCAAGAGGCATCAAAATCAGCGCTGATTCAACAACGCCTTGAGGAGCAAAAACAAAAAGCCGCCGAAAGAGCAGCACAAGCAAAGGCCAAAGCGGAAGCCGCCGCACAGGACGCTACACAAAGAGCGGCGCAAGCAAAAGTCAAGGCAGAAGAAGCCGCCGCGAGGGCTGCGGCAAGGTCAACAGCCGAAGCGCAACGGCTTGCTGAGCAGCAAAGAAAAGCGGCAGAAGCGGCTAAAAGGGATGCTGAAAGAGCCGCCGCCGCCGCCCAGAGATTAGCGGATCAACAAAACCGAGCAGCAGACCAGCAACGCCGCGCAGCCGAACAACAGCGACGTGCGTCCGATTCAGCGGCAAGGGCAGCAGAGCAAGCAGCAATAGCCGAAGAAAAAAAGAAAAGACAATTAGCTGCACAGGGTGGGTTGCTTGGTAAATTACAAGATCAAATTAGGCGGCTTAATCAACTTAAATTACAAGCCGATACACCCGAACAAATTGCGCGTATCAACCGAATGCTCGATGAGCAAAAAAACAAACTCCGTGAGTTGGGTAATGTTGGGCGCGAATCCACAAACACATTTACCGATGCACTTGGTTCGTTTCAATTCAAATTTAACTTTCTCGGCAACCTTGTAGCGGACGCAACGCAAAAGGCTATTTCATCGGTTAAGGAAGGAATTTCACAAGCAGTAGAAGCGCGGGCAAAACTGTCTGATGAATTTGCAGATATTCAGAAGACAACCGGAATGACCAAAGATGAGGTTGTTGCGCTGAATGATGAATTGCAAAAAATAGACACACGCACAGCAACGTCTGAACTAAGAAAAATTGCAGCAGTTGCAGGGCAATTAGGTATTTCAAAAGAGCAAGTATTTTCATTTACAAAAGCTGTTGATACGCTCGTTGTTGCGCTTGGTGATGAGTTTGGCGGAGGTGCAGAGCAAATCACAAAAGAACTTGGCGCACTCAGAAATATTTTTGGTGACATAAAGACCGATGCGATTGATAAAGATATGTTGCGCATCGGTAACGCGCTTAATGAACTTGGTGCAACAGGCGCGGCAACAGCACCGGTTGTGGCAGATTTTGCAAGTAGGATCGGCGGCGTGGCTATACCGATGGGATTAACATCCGATCAGGTACTTGCGCTATCCGCAACACTTCAAGAGTTAAACGTAAATGCAGAACGCGGAGGAACGGCAGTAGTTAAGATTCTGCAAAAGATGGCAAGCAACACAAAAGACTTTGCAAAAGTCGCCGGTATGGATGTTGCTGAATTTTCCGAAATGGTTAACACCGATCTATACGGCGCGTTTATTCGTGTGGTTGAGGCAAGTGGTAAATCTTCCGAAAGCGCAACATTGTTTGCAGAGCAATTGCAAGATATGGGCGTTGAAGGGGCGGGCGCATCTGAGGTAATTGCTAAACTTGGAGCAAACACAAAATTGCTTGAGTCTCGTTTGAAGCTATCAAACAAAGCGTTAAAAGAAACCAGTTCAATAACAGGAGAGTTTAACACAAAGAATGAAAACTTTGCCGCAAAAGTTGAAAAGATCGGCAAGGCAATGACCGACACATTTGTTAACTCAGGTTTTGCAAAAGCAATTGAGGAAATTGTTGGTTGGTTCTATGACCTGACAAAAATTCCGCTTTCTGAAAAACTTGAAGAAGAACAGGTGCAGTTGGGTGTGATGCAGATAAAGTTGAATGATGTAAATATTTCAGCAGAAGAAAGGGTTGCATTAGTCAAACAATTACAGTTACAATACCCGGAATATCTCGGCAACCTTAATGCGGAAACGGTTTCTAACAACCAATTGAATGCGGCATTAGATAAGGTAAACAATAACCTTATCAATAAAATTATCCTACAAAAGAAAGACGAGGAGGTCACAGCAAAAGCGGACGAGGCGGCGGATGCGGGGCTAAGAAAAGTAAAGGCGCAACAAAAAATAATGGAGGGTATTACTCAGGCCAAAATAAAATATAACTATCAGGTTAAATTGGGGATGAGTATTGAGCAGCAAGCGGGAGATGTGACAGAATTTTTGGCTAAGAAATACGATGAGGCCGCAGGAGATATCACAGACATTACCGCAAGTAACGCTTATGCCATTGAAACGCTTAAGGGAAAAATTTCGAGCGCGACATTAGATTATACATCAGCATCAAATGAGCTTAACTCAGCAACAACAGAGACAAATATATTATTAGCGGAACGAAACGCGCTTGAAAAAGAGTTAGGATTAAACATAACTAACAACACCGCAGCTGTAAAGGGATTATCAGATGCGGAGAAACAAGCGGAAGCTGACAGAAAAAAACAAGAACAATTAGCGAAAGAACTTGCGGCGGCGGACGAAAATGAAAAGAACAGGATACGCATAATTCGTAACTCTCGGCTTCGCGAAATCGCAGAGGCTAATCTTGCGCGTAAAAAAGAACTGCAAACAGCAGAGGAAAAGGGCTATGATAAATCACTAATTGAAACTTACTATAATCAAAAAATCGCAGACATCAACGCCAAGTATCGCAAGATGCAAAACGACCAGAATTTAAGACTGATCGAAGAAGGACGTGAGCGTGAGATTGCAGCCGCCGAATTGTCAATGCAGGAAGAACTTGCCGCTGCGAATGATTTGGGTATGAATAAAGCCGCAATCGCTGAGTATTGGAATGCACAGATAGCTGAGATTAACAAGCGGTATGATGAAAAAGAGATTGAGGATTTAATCACGCAGGGCAACAAAGAGCAAGAACAATACATAGCAAACAAAGAAAAATTAGCTGCCGAAAAACAAAAGCAATTCGAGGAAGAGCGCAAGCGTTCGCAAATGATTATCGACCTGAAAAAAGAGGAAGACGAAATCATTGCCCAAATGCAGCAGGAAAACTTAGATCGTGAAAAGCGGTTGATGGAAGAACGTATTGAAATGACCGATCAGATTGTGTCTAATGCAATTGACGGTGTTTCTAAACGACGTGACGCTGAGATAAGCGCTATTGAAGATCAGGTAAGCGCTCAACGTGATGCGGTTGCACAACAGCGTGAACTTGCTAATCAGGGTGCAGCAAATTCACTTGCCGCCGAAGAGCAGCGGTTGGCTGAATTAGAGCGCAAAAAAGTTGAGGCGCAACGTAGAAACGAGCGGTTGCAGAAAGTTGAAACGTATTACAATCTACTATCCTCATACGCTAAAGACGACCCGAAAACAGCACCACAAAAGGCGTTGGTACAGATGGCTATTGCCGAAGGTATCGCCGCTGCGTTCCTTGAAAAAGGCGGCATTGTGGGCGATGCAACAGATACAACTACAATCGGTAATTTAGGTTTAAGTAAGTCACACAAAGACGGAAACGTACTTGCTGTGTTGTCACCGAATGAAGGCGTATTAAGCGCAAAGCAAGTTCAGGCGTTAGGCGGTGAAGCGGGCTTTTACAGCTTGCAACGTATGTTAGACAATCCGCACAACGACGACTTCACAAAGCAAGCCGAACCGTTTACGCATATAGTATCTGCACCGCGTATTGACATTACGCCGGTCGTTCAAAAACTTGAAGCCGTTGAAAAGGCAATCAAAAAAATACCCGGCAACAGCTTTGCAGTTGATGAATTTGGAAACCTTATTCATACCATTGTGCAGGATGGAAAACGCGAAGTAATAAACAAAGGCAAGTTCGTTTCACCTAATCGTAAACGGTTCTTATGAGTTCGCTACAATTCTTTTTAAACGGAGTTCCGATGCCGCCGCCCGCTGAGTGGCAGCAGATGGAGTTGCAGATAAACTTTGACAATGATAACCCATCCGCTACTTTGCAGACTTCGCAATTTACGTTTGAGGGGACGGCAGCAAGGTTTATTAATAACTGGATTTCACTTAATGGAATATTTCAGGGCATACCGTTTAAGATCACCGATTGTAATACGCTAACTGTACTTGACGGGTGTTTAGACTTGGCGGCAGATGAGGCGCGTTATGAATGTGACCGTGTTGTTGTTCCGGTTCGTGATAACGGATTACGCGATTACCTTGACGACAGGGCTAAGTCTTTTCGGTTTGCCACGCTTGCGGATTTACCGGCAACAGCCCCCGGCGCGATTACTACAAATGATTATCTGGCCGTACCTTATTGCATAAATGATATTCCCGATTACGTTCAGGTTGTAATTGTTTCGCTGAGTATTTATTCAATAACAAAGGAAACAATACAGGTTGTTAAGGACATTGGCGATCTGATCGCAGACCTTGCAAACCCGGTCACAACGGCAAACGCAATAGTTCAAGCTGCATTACTATTGGTGTACTTAACCGCGCTTATTGTTGCAATGATTAATCTGATTCAGCAATTCATTGATAACATCATTCAGGTACGTAAGCATAAGTTAGCGATGCACTGCCGAACGTTGTTTCAGCGCGGCTGCGCCTATCTTGGGCTTTCGTTTCAGTCGAGCATCTTTGCAACAAACAGCGTGTTTTATAACGCTGCAATCATTCCGCGAAAGGTTTCAGATTATGACCGCGCAAACTTTATAAATCGGTTACGCGAATACGACGAGCTGCAAACACCGGCAGAAAGTTACGGCTATTACGACGGTACATTTGCTGAGTTTATTAATGATATGGAGTTGGTGTTTAATGCAAAGGCGCGTGTAGTTGCCGGTGTACTAAGGTTCGAGCGGTTTGACTATTGGAATATTTCGACACCGTACACGCTGCCAAATGTGGACACTGAACCATTTATGTATAACGCCTCAGAACTTGCAGCGAATTATCTATTTTCATGGCAACTGGACGCGCAAGATCAAAACACATACGATGAGTTCATCGGCACAAATTGCCAAATGCAAGCATCGGTTACAAGTGTATTGAATCAGAAAAACATACTGCTTACAAATCTTACAGAAGTACGCCCCGGCCTTGCGTTAGCAAAACGAAAAGAGGTATTAAACCGTGTCGAGTTGCTTTTAGATTCGGCTATTTCACTGCTCACAAATTTGGCTAATGCTATAACGGCAGCAATCAATGCAGTGCTTTCAGTACTACCCGGAAACATTCAAATACCACCGCTTCCCGGCAACCTGATTAATCAACGTGTCGGATGGCTGCGCCTATCTTCGGACTTTATCGGAGTGCCGAAATTTGTAATACTTGACGGTTCAAACAACATAGATGCAAATAACCACCTATACACGTCCGCAGAATACCTAATGCAGAATTACCATTCAGCATCTTTCCCGCTGCAAAATCAATGGCTACTTTATAAAGATCAGGAAGTCCCGTTTTGCTGCGAGGATTATTCATATTTGAGGCAATCAAACGGTATGCGTACATTTGATAATCGTTTCGCAAAAGCTATTACAATTCGTTGGCAAATGGGTGCTAACATTGCCAAAATGGATTACCGGGTTAAGCCCATTGGCGGACGATACGACAACAATATTACTGAAACACTAATTGTAAACAGAAACTAATAAGATGCAAGATTACGCCAAAGTTGCAGCCGATCAAATGAAGCAAGTTAACTCACAAGTCACTGGCATGATGGGTAAGTTAACCGAAATGCTATTGCCGCAAAAAACAGCCGTTATCAACATTGCCGATCAGAAAGACGTGACAATGAATTTAACCGGCAAGGGCGAAAGCGGAATGATTACTTTAGTTTTCAAAAACAAACAAGCCGCCGAACAGGCATTCAATACACTGGTGAAACATGGCACTGACAATAACAAGGCAAACATTCTACGACGAATTTACCAATCTATCCGGTGGTGGTAGCCCGTACTTGCTTAGTGCGCCCGGTGATACAATCACGGCGGTAACTGAGTTTTACGTGAAATGGTCTGCCGAAGGAGTTGATTGCAGCTTTTCTTCTTCTGGAAACACCATAACGAGAAATGACGGGCTTTCTTTTGTTGGTGATGGTTTCCGCAATGGAGATACGATTACCGTGACAAATTCCAGTTCGCACAATGGCAACTACACCGTTTTGTCAGTTGAAGATAGTGTATTGCATTTAACTACTTCACCCGGCAGCGGCGGCGCATCGGCGGCAAACATCTATGGCACAACATTAATAACAGCAGCGGACATATTTTGGGGGCTTATTGAAAATGATGAAGCAGATAATTTTTACTCAAAAATTGACACACAAACCCAGCAGCGTTATACGGTTAGCGGAATTAGTGCAACCGTGCTAACTTCAACAGATGCGGCAGTTGCGACAAATTCCAAAGGTTGGGTTGTCGACGCGACCGGGTATAAATTACAAGTGGCCGGTGTAAGCAACACAAATTACAAACAATCGTTTAAAGTCACGCACAAATTTATTGTCCCGGTTGGCACGTATCAGCAACTGCGAAACTTTCAAAACGGAAATCCCCCTGCGCCTGATTATTATCAGGACAGAAAGGCATTAAAGTATGTGATCGGAATCGGCGCAAAATACGAAGCGCCTGACCCTGATTATCCGCATTATGACACTTATTCATATCGAGGCAATTCAGCGTGGTTTAACGAACACTTTAATGGCTCCGATGCAACATTTACTATTGAAAGCGTTTCGTTTTCAATCGGTGGCGATGCGGTTGACAGGCTAAGTTACTGCGAAGATACCAACGTGCAAATAGTATTAGGCAGTAATAACTCTACATTTACAACCGGTTCAACGGTTGTGGTTTCTCAGGTGTATTTGCCCGGCGATGTTACCGAAGTAGTAAACACAACTACAAAGTATTTACAAAACTTCGGGCATGATCGCGCAAAACAGACAGCGGGTGCAGCAGCAGTTGATGGCATAAACTTAGGCACAACCTACCGGCAAATAGATAACCTAACTGTTACTTATAACAGTGCATCACAGATTACCGTTAACTACACATCGCAACTTTCAACGGCATTAAAGAACCGCATTGACAGCAAACGAGACGACAACCGATATTATGTAATTGCGGTTAGTGTTCAATCGCCGTCTATAACTACAACAAAAGGTAGTGACCGCGTGGCGCTGATCGCAGATGTAAACACATACGACTGCAATAAAGACGATGCGACGCTTTTTGAAGTTGACCCGGAAATAACATTTGAAACTCCCGGCGGCGTTGAGATCGGAAGTGTTTGCACCGTTCCTGCCGGTAGCGATGTGCTGGCCGTTGTGCCGTTCAAAGTTAAAGCAAGTGCAGGCGGCATACTTGACGAACTTACCGTGACCATTGATGCGATACACGCAACAGACGGCACAATGAATTTAGAAAGCTGGGGTAATGCGTATTCGGACGGCTGCTTAACTAATGGTGTGCAAACACTGTCCATTTCACAATCACGCGGCTTCCGTTTGCCGGGCAATGAAAATAATCTGATTACTGTTGAGCGCTACGCAACATTAGACGATGCGGATTATAACGGCTACATTTTAAAGTACCCATTTCGCACACGTTACGAAAGTTGGCAGCGGTTACCAAACGCCGTATGCGACTTTAAAGGCGCTGTTAATGATTGGTCGCTAATCACAGCGGCGGCAGGATGGCAAATAAAGTTTATTGTCGGAGCTAAAGTAACAGCAAACGACTATCAAACACAGTTCTATCACCGTGCAAACATTGACGTAACAGCCGCAACCGCAACTGGCAGCACTGGCGTTTTCGGAATTGTGCAAACATACACAGCGGACGGCATTACTCCACTCGACGCAAACGCACTGCTTGAAGATGAAAACACATTAATTGAAGCAACGTTCGACGGACTGCCGGATATGACTGTGTTGCCCGTTGGTGCTACCGGTGTTTGGGCTGCGCTGTATTTGGATTTTCCCGGCGTGGGTGGTGTTACTTCGGAGTATTGCTATCACTCTGAATTTGATGCAAAAATACCCGGCAATCCGTTCAAGTCCGTAAACAATACAGACCGGCCACTAATTACAATTACAACGGGCAGCATTACCGTTAAAGCATTAATCGACCATACACAAATCTCACCGTCAACAACACAGTATCAGATACGTGCGTTGATGGGGTATAAATACTAACCGCTATGCCAGTTATAACAGACAACACAGACACAATTGATCGCGGCGGCAGTTCGAGCGGAACATCAACCAATGTGCCACTAACTCGGTTTGTGCCGTATCAAATTGCGGGACTTGTTTTAATGTCGGCTTGCACATCAAACGAGTGTAGAACATGGCCTGTTGATTGCTGTTTCTCTGTTCCGGTGTTTGCTAATCCGGCGGCGGCAAACAGCATGATTCAAAATGATTTCAGTGCGTTTCTGCTTTCGTTTCCCACATACGTAACAGGCGGCAATACGTCCGCTATATGGTCAATTCAGAAATGGGTAAACGGTGCATGGGTTCAGCAGTCAATTATCACCGGCAGCACATACGGCAGTTATTATGCGTTTGAAAGTTTAGCGATTGATTCATACACTGGCGTAGTTATTCAATGGCTTAATATTTTCAACGTGTTTGGTGAGGGCTGTTACCGAATTGCGTGTAATTACCTGAGTTCAGATGTTCCGGGCTGCGTGGCAAGCGAAGTATTTTGGTTGCGCGAATTTAGCTGTCAACGCGCACACGGTACGGTTCGTTTTGATTCCTATTTATTCGACGGCCAAATTGCACACATCGACATTGACGGCTTTATGTGCAATCTGTGCGAAATCAAATGGGAAGATCAGGTACGTTTGCCGGGTTTCTTTGGGCGTGAAAACTCAGAGCGCGAAGATCGTAAAATTGAACTGATCGACGGTAAACAATATAACACACGTAGCGAGTTAATTAATAAATTCAAGTTGCGTTCGGGGCTTTGGCCGAAATGGGTACATGACCGTCTCAAATCCTATGGTTGTATGTCTGATGAATTGCGGGTTACGGATTACAACTATAATAACTCCGATTATTTAATTAAGCGCAAACTAATTGTTGCAGACGGTAACTATCAACCTACGTACAACATCGGCTCTCGCATGGCTATTGTAGAGTGTGACTTTGCCGAGGGCTATCAGAATGTTATACGCACACTTTGCTGTCCTGTTGTTCGATGAACTTACAGCCGCTTCGTAACCTTATCGCTTTTTATAAGGATTTGCCAAACGTTGTTTTTCGTATGGCAGACGAGGCCGTTATGTCGTTGTCTGATTGGATTATCGAACAAAACATTAACCAACTATCACGCGGCACAGACGCGAACGCAAAGCCACTAAAATACGCACGTCCGCGATCAACACCGTTAAACGCATCGGGTGCATACACCAATCCATACAGTAAGTACAAGTCAAAAAAAGGCGGGCAAACAGCGGTTGTTGATTTAAAACAAACCGGTGAATTTTACGGCTCTTTGATACTTGACCGGGAGCGGGCGGGCGTATATAAAATAATCTCACTTAGTAACGCTGATCTATTGGATGTGCTTAACAAAATGTACACGCCAGACATAACCGGCCTGAACCAGTCAAACACAAGCGTATTAGTGAGTAAATTAGGCGAAGAAATAAACAGGCGTATTAACGTCAAGATCAATTCATTCTGATGCCGACTTTTAACGCACCAACTCCGAACCCGAATGCACAGCTTGAAGTGGCTGTATGCAATGCGATTGCGGCGCGGTTGTCGTTACAAATTGATTGGCTCGAATTGTCGTTAGGTTTATCGCAATCGTTTGAAGAAACAACGGATGCGGGTACTAAACGAATCCCGCGTATCTATTCTACAAACTCTCAATACATTGACTGTTCACCGGATGAGCAGTTTCAATCAATGAGTTTCTTTGCGCGTAACGGCGCGGTGCAAATCAATAACGGCGAAGATGAACCGGAAATGCGTTTCCCGCTCTCGCTATTTGTTTGGGCTGATCTTTCAAAAATAGAAACAGGCAACACATACGACTATACCGATCAGTTATTAGGCGATGTACTGAATGTATTAAAGTCTTATTACGATTCAGAAATAACCGTCTTTCAATATGAGTGCGATCCGCTGCGGGTGTATGACAGATATACATTAACCGATCTTCGGACGCGGTTAATGACGTATCCGTATACTGCTTTCCGAATTGATTTTGATTACATACACTTCGGCTCACTTCGATGCACAAATACAATTGCCGTTCCGACGTGTCAAGGCGTTACTATTGTCGATCAGGACGGCAACACGGTTGCAACTGTGCCGCCGGGAGGAACTTATTCGGTGATCGTTGGTGATCGAATTTCGCCACTGTTGCCGTTATCTGCAAATACTAACATTGTAATACCCGCGATATGAGTAAGCAACGAACAAAACAAAAGTCGAAGCAAAGCGCAAACGACATAAAGCAAAAAATGAAACTGCTTCAAAATGATATTAATATACAACCTATAATCAATGGCAACAGTTAACTGGCGCGTTGGCGCAGCAACACAAACAGAAGCGCAATGGACTTCTGAAAACCCGATTCTGCTTCCCGGTGAAACTGCCGTTTCATCCGATCAGGTTTACACCGGTACAGATCAACGCAAATTCAAGATGGGTAACGGCACTGACCGTTGGAATGATCTTGACTATATGCCAGTTGGTGGCGGCAGCGCAACAACGCCTACACTCGAACAAGTACGCACAGCGGGCAATGCAATTAGCGGCACAATTGTTCATAGTGTGAGCGGGGGGGTATTAAGCCTGTCAGATACTACGCCCAGTGCTGCATCGGCTACATTAAGCAGCGGTGACGGTATGGTGTATGCAAACAATACAGGTTCTGGCATTGGCACAAATACGCAAACAGTAGGCGTGTTTACAGATTTCAGCACCGAAACAACAGTAATTAAAAATTCATCAGGAACTGTAACGTTATTAAGTAGCGGCTCTCTCGATATTGGCGGCTATCAAATAAAGTCACTGCAAGCGGGTTCGGCATCAACAGACGCGGTGAATAAATCGCAGTTGGACGCAAAGCAAGATAAACCTATCGAAGTTTATTTAACCGGCTCAAACCAAACCAACAGCACAGTAACACCGCAAGTTATAACCGGTTTAACTGCTGCGCTTGCAGCAAATTCGCGGTATGCTTTTCGGGCGTCAGTTCGCATCGGATGCAGCGGAGCGGCTGGTACATTTTTTTCAATCACACTACCGGCGGGCGCAACTATGGCCGTCAATGTTTACGGCATCACCACCGCGTCAACGGTAGACGCAAACCAATTGCTAACCACATCTGGCACTGAAACTGGTTCAGCTTTTTGCCGCTTTAATTCAACAGCGTGTATGATTGATATGTATGGAACAATTACAACCGGCGCAACAGCCGGAAACTCAAACGTATTATTTCGCTCGGCAACAGCAGGACAAATATCAACGGTATTCGTCGAGGGTACATACGGCTCACTAACAAAATTTGTTTAGACTTAAAAAATAACTAACCATGATTACTATTCAAGTAACAAACGGAATACCTGACCGTGAACTAACGGCGCAGGAATTGCAAAGTGTGCGATACGTGTACAATCGACACGTAAACACAAATGGCGATCATTGCTACATTGAGTTTGGCGATGAAACAAGTGCAGACACGGCGGTTATGGCTGCTTATGCTGACATTCAAACACAACTTGAAAACGAAGAAACAAACCCTGATGGTGTGTTTTTCCGCAATGTGTTAAACCAAACACCTGATTCCCAAATATTACGAATGATGCAGCACATAACAGCCGCACAAAACGCAAACTAAAAATGGAACACACATTCGACAAACAACAAACGGCGCTATTCCTTGCCGACGGACATCCCGGTTATGCACCCGGGCGGCAGCATGACATTGCAGAAATTGATCTGCTGCCACAAGATCAACTCATTATTATACTGACTGATCTTCATGCAATTGCAGACGGCGCGGAAACGCTTTTAGGAACTATGCCGGACGGCACAATCGTGTATATCGGAGATGCACCCCGCAATCCGATTCCTCCGACTAATTAATTGACGGCTTTTCTGCTCGCTGTCAACGACCCGACAACACAGCAAGAAATGGAAAAAGCCTATGAATTAATTATTGCCGCGCTTACACTGATTCTTGTTGTAGCCAATAAATGGACGCGAACGCACGTAATAAAAGCCATTAAGAAATGGCTGACAGACGACGCTATTATTGAGCAGCAGAAAAAGATAACCGAGGATATTAAACAACTGGTTGAGATGCAACACGCCGCAATCGTTCAATTAACACAAACGACATCAACAATAGACAAACTGCGCGAAGCGGTTAAAGAATTGGGGATCGACTTTTCCGAATTGAAAAAGAGCGAAGATGCTTTACGTGAAAAAATTTCCGATATTCGGGAACGAATCGCTAAACTCGAAGCCAGACAATGAAGTCACACTATTACAGATACCTTGCCCTTATAGCCATCGACACGCTGCTGTCGATGGCTTGGCATTTAGGCACAACCGAAACACAGGAGCGTTACATTTACTACGCTTCAATGGCGTTACGCGCAACAATCGCAATAAATGCCGCCTTACTCGCAGGGGCTAAAGGTTGGAAACCGGGGCGATTTGCGCTTATACTTGTGCTATGGTATAGCCTTGTATCGGTTGAGGACGTTGGCGATACTTTGGCAAATGGTAACAAGATACCGGCAACCGTTGAGTTGATAGTGTTTGTTATTGGCGTTATTATAATTACTTGCGCTCGCAGATTTTTGCCGGATAAAAAATTGTAGTATATTTGCATCTCTACAATACCTGTCGTTGGTTTTGAGAGCAACGCCCATCGTTGCGAACCCGCCCTTTGATAAGGCGGGTTTTTTTATCCCCAAAACCATCCCGGCCGTAAATTAATAACCCTACTTTACAGCACGTTACAATTTATTTGCAAAATAAATTTGCGTATGTCGAACCGGTGATATACATTTGTCGTATCAAAATCAAACGACAATGAAAAACGAATCAGCATTTACCGCCAAAGCAATTCGCGCCGAACTTAAAAAGGCGTTTCCGTCAATCAAATTCAACGTAACATCTGAGCGTTATTCAGGCGGAAATTCGGTTCACATTGAATATACAGACGGCGTAACTACGGATAAAGTAGAGGCTGTTGTTAAGAAATACCAGTACGGCGAAGTATGCTCGATGGAAGATACATACGACATTACAAACGCCATTGCCGGATTGCCGCAGGTAAAGTTTGTGAATATAGCGCGCAAAAAGTCTGCCGCTGTAATTGCTGAGTTGCTTAATGAGGTTCGCGCTGTTTGGGGTGACTGCAAAGACGGTGAAGACTTTCTGCCGAATGCCGGTGAGTACGCGATAACAATGGTTCACCGCCTGTTTGTAACCCGCTCTTACTAATCAACTAACTAACAATGCACTATCCCACCACCTTATCAGCCGCCCGTAACCAGTTCCGCAAATCACCGGAACACAAAGACGGTTACACAGCATTCGTATGCAGCATAGGCCGCGAACACTCAGTTGTTTACTTAGCCGCTAATGCTGTTGTCGGCTCTATTATCGACGGCTTTACGGTGTGTGGATTGCTGCATCCTGAACCTATGTTTAACAATTAATAATTCACAACAACCAATGGAAGAACAAACAAACACCCTGCCCGCCGAAGTGGCGCAGATTGCTCAATCGGTTTCAGCCGAAAAGAGAAACGAAGTTCAATCAGTACTTAACCATGTCTTTTCAGGTGTTTCAAAAATGCGGGCACAACTCGACGCTGTTGTGGTGTCCGACGAAACCGATAAGGTTAACATGAAGTTGGCAAACACAATACGGCTTGGCGTTCGTCAGGTTCGTTTGGATGCCGAAAAAGTATTCGACGCTAAGCGCGTTGAGGTTCAGGCTTTAATGATCTCGTTCAAAACCGAAGATCAACTGTGGCTGAAAGCAAAACAAACGATGCAACTGTTAACCAAAGAAATCGAAGAACAAGCGCGATGGAAAGAGGAAACTAAAGCGCGTTACGATGCTGAGCAAAAAGAACTGAAAGCACAGCAACGCATGGTTCAGGTGCAAAAGTTCAATCCTGAAATTCCGCGCAGTGACTTTGAGCACATGACAGACGAGGCGTTTACCGTGTTTCTTTCTGGCCTTGAAAAGGCGCACAACGATAAGATTGAGGCGGCGCGGGCTGCCGAAGAACAGCGGATTGCAAAAGAAAAAGCAGATGCCGAAGAACGCGAACGTGTGCGACTTGAAAACGAGCGATTAAAAGCAGAAGCAGAAGCAAAGGAAAAGCAACTTGCCGACGAACGCGCTAAAGCAGCAGCAGAGAGAGCCGCAGCCGAAGAAAAGGCGCGTAAGGAGCGCGAAGCTATTGAGGCAAAAGCCGCCGAAGAAAAGCGAATTGCAGATGAAAAGCTGAAAGCCGAGCGTGAAGCAAAGGAAAAGCAACTTGCCGACGAACGCGCTAAAGCAGCAGCAGAGAGAGCCGCAGCCGAAGAAAAGGCGCGTAAGGAGCGCGAAGCTATTGAGGCAAAAGCCGCCGAAGAAAAGCGAATTG